GGTTGCGGGAGTAATACCTGATGATAAACCTATTGACACAACTCCTAGAATTGAAGGAGATGCTGCTGGAATGTTTGCTGATACAGAAACTGATTTACAAGATAGTGGCTTTCAACAATTAGAAACCGAGTCAGGTCTTCGTGTAGAAGAGATTGATTCACAAGGTAATTTTGTTGATTAAATTAAATAAAGATTATATTAAAGATATTCCCTTTAGGGAATTAATGGAATTAATAAATGCAAAACATGGATTCTACTATAATAAAGACTCCAAAGAAAAACTTAACCGAGCAACAAGAAAAATTTCTAGACGGATTGTTCGGGGAAGCAAAAGGAGATCCAAAGAAAGCGGGAGATTTAGCAGGATATTCCGCCCATTCATATCCTAAAGTTCTTAGAAACTTAAGAAATGAAATTGTAACTAGGGCAGAAAATTATCTTGCTACTCATTCAGCAAAGGCTGCCGCTAAGATGGTAGATATGCTTGATGAGGATGGGGCAACTCCCCATGCTAGTATTCGAATGGAAGCAGCAAAACAAATATTAGATAGAATTGGTATTGCTAAAAAAGAAAAAATTGATGTTAATGTAAAAGCAATGCATGGTTTATTTATTCTCCCTTCTAAAGATGTTATAAAAAAAGCAACACCTGTAGATGAAAATAAAGAAAGTATCTAGAATTATTCCTTTTGGTTATAAGCAAAGCGAAGATATAAATTACTTAGACGAAATTCCATCGGAATTAGAAGCATTAGATCAAGCAAAGAAATATTTAGAAACTTGTTCTTATAGAGAAGTAGCAGAATGGTTACACAGAAAAACAAATAGATATATCTCACATGTCGGACTTAGAAAAAGAATCCAAAGAAATATTACCACCGAAACCAAAAAAGATAGTCAAGACGAAGGCGAAAAATTCGGTCAAAGAGATATTAAAACGGTCTAGACAGAAAGTAGCTACCGCAGAACAAAGTTTAAGATCGGCAAAACGATCAGCAGAATATGTAAAAGATAAATATAAAAAAGTTAATTCTGCATTACAAGGAAAAGAAACTCAAATTATCGAGCAAGATATAATTGACACTGTTTCTCCGAATGTTAAAGAACATTTAAAACAACAAAATGTTATCTTTAAACCTAATACAGGTCCGCAAACAGAGTTTCTAGCCTCATCGGAAAGAGAGGTTTTTTATGGAGGAGCAAGAGGAGGAGGTAAGTCCTATGCGATGTTGGTAGATCCATTACGGTACTGCCAAAGAGAAACGCACAGAGCACTTCTTCTTAGACGCACAATGCCTGAGTTGAGAGATCTTATTAATCACTCTCAACGTTTATATAGTAGGGCATTCCCAGGAGCAAAATGGAGAGAGCAAGAAAAAGAGTGGCGATTCCCATCAGGGGCAAAGATAGAGTTCGGGTACGCAGAGAACATGACAGACGCTTTACGTTACCAAGGTCAATCTTACACATGGATAGGAATAGACGAACTACCACAATATCCTTCGCCAGATATATATAATTTTTTAAGATCATCTTTACGTTCAGTTGATCCTAATATTCCTGTGTTTTTAAGAGCCACAGGTAATCCAGGTAACGTAGGTTCACAGTGGGTTAGAGAAATGTTTGTAGATCCAGCATTACCTAATACTGCTTTTGAAATAGATATTGATACGCCAGTCGGAAAGAAAGTTATAACTAGACGTTTTATTCCAGCTAAATTGCAAGATAATCCGTACTTAATGCAAACAGATGATTATTATGCAATGTTGGCATCTTTACCTGAGGTACAGCGTAAACAATTTTTAGAAGGGGATTGGGATGCATTTGAAGATTCAGCATTTCCAGAATTTAATAAAGCGACCCATGTGGTTGATCCTTTTGAGATACCTAAAGGCTGGCAAAAATTTCGTGCTGCAGACTGGGGTTATTCTTCTCCTGCTTGTTGTTTATGGTTTGCTATTGATTATGATAACAATCTTTGGATTTATAGAGAATTATATACAAAAAAAATAACAGCAGATGTTTTTGCAAGAAAAGTTTTAGCAGCTGAAAAAGATGAATATATTCGATACGGTGTATTAGATGCTAGTACATGGGCAAAACGAGGTGATATAGGACCTAGTATTGCTGAAACAATGATTCGAATTGGGTGTAAATGGAGACCATCAGATCGAACACCTAAAAGTAGAATTAGTGGAAAATTAGAAATTCATAAAAGATTAAAAGTTAGTGATGATAAGAAAAAAGAGCCAGGGATTAGAATTCTTTCAACTTGTAGAAATTTAATAAGAACTTTTCCGTTACTACCTTTAGACGATAATAACCCTGAAGATATTGATACCGATGCAGAAGATCATGCATATGATGCTTTACGTTATGGATGTATGAGTAGACCAATGCATACAAGTTTTGCAAAACGATTTAATCAACCAGCACGACCACAGTTTACTCCTGTGGATAGATTTTTTGGATACTAAATTATGCCATTAAATAAAAAAGGACAGGAATTATTAAAAAAGCTCATTAGGCAATATGGATTTAAAAAAGGTAAGTCTATATTTTATGCCATGAAGAAAAAAAAGAAAGTAAAAAGTGTCAAGAAAAAAATTACCAGAGCTTAGTAAAAAGAATTTTCCCTATGACCTTGTTATGGTTGCATGGGAAGATATTGTTAGTTCATCTGATTGGGAATCTATTGTTAAAATTTCAAAAGCAAAAACCGCAATATGTTATAGTGTTGGATGGCTTATATCTAAAAACTCAAATACAACTGTAATTATGTCTGATTTAAGTTTTGAAGATAATAGGGAAATTGAACAAGGTGGATCCTATACTACGATACCAACTAAAAATGTTCTAACGATAAGAAAAATAAAACTATAGGAGAAAACCCCATGGCAAGAAAAAAGAAAAAAATAAGAACAATTCAAGATATCATTGATGACATCAGAGAACAGCATGATAAAGAGGAAACGTTATTATCAGAGCTTGAAGAAAAAACTGAAGAATCAGATCTTGTAGATGAAGGAGATGAATAATAATGGAAACTAAATTTGATCCAAAAGCTAAAGTAAAACAAGGAGATCTTGGTTCAGCACCTGATGGCAAACAGCCAAATCAGGAAGCGACTAATATTGACTTTTCTAAAGATGCACCTAGAAAGGGTGAATCTGAAACTGCATTACAAAATAATAACTACCCAACAAAATCAGGTAGTGAGCATGTTCAGGAATCTTTATTTAAACAAGCTGACGAAAGAGATTAGTAATTATGGCTTATATAACTAAGAAATCTGATAAAAAACTTGATATAAAAGCTGATATAAAACCTGAAATGTTAGGAGATATTGGGTATGAGAAAAAGTATAAATTTATCAAGAAAAAATCGTTTCCAAAAAGAGGCGAGAGTCCAAAAAGAGACGAGAGCAAAATTCCTTATATAGCTAAAATAACTAAAAAGAAGAAGTTGATAAAAAATCTGAAAAAGTTTTTTAGTGATATCGAATTTTAAAAAATAATTAAGGATTACTAATGACTAAAAAATACTCAAACGAATATAAAAAGTTTAAAACACCTAGTGGTGGTTTTGAAAATAGACCTGGACCACATAAAGTAGATCTTTTTGAAAGGGATGTAAGACCTTTACTAAAAGGATGGACTACTAAAGAATTTCAAAATAAAGTAAAAAAATTTGCTAAAGATTTTGATAAGAAAAATAAAAAGAAATAGTATATTTAAACTATGTCAGATAATAATCGTAAAGAAAATAAGAAAAAGGCTTTAGAGAATTTTAAAAAAGTTAAACCTTTTTTAGAAAATCCTAAAGAAGTTAAAGCTATGTTAAAAACACAGTATGAAAATCCTGTATGGACCGATATAAAAACTGCACATAAAATGACAGTCGATCCAATTAAGGAAAAAATTAAAAATATGGCAAGTGGTATAAAATATACTGCGAAGTATTTACGAAACCCTAAAGACAGAAAATTTTTAGGTCATACGGATAACACAAAAAAATAAGGAGAAAATATGGACGTTAATAAAAAGATAAATCAAGGAGATCTGGGAGCTGATGTTGGCAAAACTAAAAATGCTAAACTAGAAATGAATCCTAATCAAAAAATTAAGCAAGGTGATTTAGGAACAGGAGCAGATAAACCAGGTAAAAAAGAAAAAGTAGATCCTTCAATCTTTAAAATGGCTAATCAAAAGGATTACTAATTATGGCTTTAGCAGATTCAGATAATCGTTTAAAACGTATACCTGATAATGATAGATCTAAAATGAAATCTAAAGCTGAACGTGTGCTTACGGCTTCAGCAGATCCACAATTAGATGCACAATCGCAAGCTATGTTTGGAATCCCATATGATCAGTTGGGACCATTTCAAATAATAGCGGTCAATGCGGCATTAGGTAAAAAGGGATAATTAATGGCAAAAAAACCATACCAAGAGGAATATAATCCTTTAGTGGGTTATGTTCGAAGTAGATTTCAGCAAGCAGAAACATCAAGACTTTACGATGAAAGACGATGGTTAAAAGCGTATCGTAATTATAGAGGTCTTTATGGTCCTGAAATGGCTTTTAGAGAAAGTGAAAAGTCAAAAGTTTTTGTTAAAATTACAAAGACTAAAGTTCTTGCTTCTTTTGGACAAATTATAGAAGTTTTATTTGGTTCAGGAAAATTTCCTATTGGTGTAGAGCCTACACCTGTTCCTGAAGAAATGGCTGAATATGCTCATTTAAAACCTCAACAAATGCAACAGAGTAATGGTGCTGCAAATGGTGAATTACCTAACCCATACGGATTTCCTGGTGATGGTCAAGATATACCAAAAGGTGCTACTGCTGATATGTTGATGCAAAATTTAGCACAAAATTATAAAGATATTGGATTAGATGAAGGACCCGCACCTGATGCAAAAAGTATGCCACAAATTGAGCCTGCAAGAATTGCAGCAGAAAAATTACAAAAAATAATTCATGATCAATTAGAAGAGACGGATGCGATTAAAAGTTTAAGACATGTTTTCTTTGAAATGTGTTTATTAGGTACAGGAATTTTAAAAGGTCCATTTAATGAAGATAAAGTTTATCATAAATGGGAAACAGACGAAGAAAAAGGTGAAGAAATTTATACAGGAAAAATAAAAACAATTCCAAAATTAGAAGCTGTTTCATGTTGGGATTTTTATTCTGATCCAAATTCAACAAATATGAATGATAGTGAATATGTTATTCAACGTCATTCATTTAATAGACAACAATTTGCAGATTTAATTAAACGTCCTTTATTTGATGCAGATGCAATTAGATCTTGTTTAGAAATGGGACCAAACTATCAAACAAGAGGATTTGAATCATCTTTATATGATAGAGAGAATATAGAAAATCTTTATAAAAATAGATTTGAAGTTTTAGAATATTGGGGTTTATTAGATAAAAAAATTGCCCAAGAAATTGGATTTAAATATGATGATGAACTTGATGTTGTTTCTATTAATGCATGGATATGTGGAAATAAAGTTTTACGTTGTGTAACTAATCCATTTACACCAACAAGACTTCCTTATATGGTTTGTCCATATGAATTAAATCCTTATCAATTTTTTGGAATTGGTATTTCAGAAAATATGGAAGATTCACAGCAGATTATGAATGGTCATGCAAGAATGGCAATTGATAATTTGGCTCTATCAGGTAATTTAGTTTTTGATATAGATGAAACCTTATTAGTACCAGGTCAGGATATGAAAGTATTTCCTGGTAAAATATTTAGAAGACAAAGTGGTCAACCAGGTCAAGCGGTACATGGATTAAAATTTCCAAGTACAACTACAGAAAATATGATGATGTTTGATCGATTTAGACAATTAGCAGATGAATCAACAGGTATTCCATCTTATTCACATGGAACAACTGGTGTTCAATCAACTACAAGAACTGCATCTGGAATGTCAATGTTAATGGGTGCAGCTGCATTAAGTATAAAAACAGTTATTAAAAACATTGATGATTATTTATTAAAGCCCCTAGGTAAAACATTATTTTATTGGAATATGCAATTTAATGATGATAGACCTGAAATAAAAGGTGATCTAGAAATTAAAGCAAGAGGAACATCTTCTTTAATGCAAAAAGAAGTTAGATCACAACGACTTATGACATTTATGCAAACAGCAGCTAATCCTTCATTAGCACCATTTGTTAAGTGGCATACAATATTAAAAGAAGTTGCAAAATCATTAGATATTGATCCCGAACAAGTGATTAATGATCCTGATCGAGCAGCTATATTTGCACAAATAATGGGGATGGTAAATGGAAATAAAAACAATACAACCGTTGTTGGAGGACAAACTCCTATGGGGCAAACTATGCAAAGTGCTCCAGGAGCTTCGCCAACAGATCCAACAGGAGTTGGAGGTGGCAACATCGGAACAGGCAATGTTCCGCTGCCAGGGGAAGCTGGCTTTGCTCAGGCAACTCCTAACACTAGACAACGCTCTTAAACATAGTAGACAAGAAAAATTAGATAATTATGGCAAAAACAGTAACTTGGGATCCAAATAGATACGGATCAACAAAAAAAGTTTTACAATTTAATTCTTCAACAGGAGCATATTCTGTTGTTGATCAAGATCATGACTATACTGGAGTTAATTATAATTTTTCTTCTTTACCTGCAGGTAATACACAAACTACTAATACACAAACTACTAATACGCAAACGACTAACACACAAACAACAGATACGAAACAGCAAACAGATGAAGCCTTTGGAGATGTAAGACCATGGTGGTGGAAAAATGAAAGTAGTGAAGGTGGTGGCGAAGGTGGTAGTTTAGATCAAAGTAATATGTTTAAAACACAAGAGAATACAAACGTATCAGGATTCTTTAAACCTTTAGGAGAAGCTATAGAAGGTAATAAGCCTAATTTGGGAACTCGATTAAGACATCAATTTGCTGATATAACAGGAAAAACAGATAGAGAATGGGGTCAAGTTGATAAAGATATAAGAATGGATCAAATTCAAACAGATCTTTCTTCAGGAAGACTTGATAATGAGGAAGAACAAGCTTTAAGAGCAGAATTATCTGACTTGCAACAATCATCATTTTTTAAAAAACCAATTGGAGCAATTAAAGCTGGAGGTTCTGGAATATCACGATTTGTAAAAAAAGTAGTACCAGAATCTGTTAAATCTAAATGGGCATCATTTAAACCAGTAGCTTTAAGAGCGATTGACGCTGT